GTTGCCTGGTGTTTGTTTGTATAATTATTTATCTCATCTTGATAACGGGGTAACACGCCCCGGTTCTTGGTTAAAACTGTCAGCACCTTTAGGTGTCTGTACAGTGACTGAGAAGTCATACAACTATGTTGGTGAAATCAAGGATCTCAATCAAATAACTTATACTAACAATAATTGTGTATGTAATGCTTATTTGGCATTGACATTACGGCACCAGGCGAATACACCACCTTTGAATCTCATGTTTATCAAACGGTTTGAGCGTGAATTGTTCAAATTTTTAGATGATAATAAAAACTTGGTTATTGATAATCTGCTGACAAGAGAAGAAGTCGTTAATGGTTATCGGGGTAGGTGGTTCATGCGCTACAACAAAGCCCGATTAGAGTTACAGAAAAGGCCTTTATCTAGGAAGGATTTCTATAATGATTGCTTTGTCAAAGCAGATAAAGAAGAATGCATCAAGAAAGCAGCCAGGCTTATACAATATATGAAAGCAACTGGTGCTTTGGAAATGGGCAGATTCACACATGCTGTGGAGGGTGAAATATATAAAACCAAAGACCGTTTTGGTACAAAGATCTTTGGGAAAGGATGTAATTTGCATGAACTTGCTGATGATTTCAGGAAGAAAATTTCGTTCTTTCATGACCCTGTATATATTTTACTTGACGCCACGAATTTTGATGCGCATGTCAGTATGGAACTGACTGCAGCGATGACCGAGTTTTATGTTAGGTTGGTTAAGAATCCTAAGCATGCCCAACTTGTTAGGTGGCTTTGGAATCATGTTTTAGTTTCTTTCGGTTTTAGTAAATTGGGATTACGCTACAAGAGACGTGGTACTGTTTTCCGTGGAAGGATGGATACCGGGCTTTTTGATGGTATGACAACCTTCGCCATGTTGAGTGCGTATATGCGTGATAGCGGTATAACAAAGTACAGCCTCTCTGTTAATGGTGATGATAGTGTCACTATTATTGAGAGGGCTGACTTTGGTAATTTATTGAAAATGGATTACTTTCTCAATTTTGGGTTTGTAATGAAGTTTGAGTGGACTGATGATTTTAGCAAGATGGACTATTGTCAAACCAGACCGGTTGAAACTGATTATGGTTGGATGATGGCACGTGGACCTGAGCGTATGCTCAGGAGGTCTGGCTGGAGTGTCAAGTTCTTCGGTAAGAAATTCTACAAGTCCTACATTAAAAGTCTAGGTCTTGGTGAGATGGCAATAAATTACGCTTGTCCTATTGGTTACAAGTTAGGTAAGCT